ATGGCACCAACCACCCGCACAGCGGACACTGCGCTGACCACCGCCGAGACCGCGTTCGCGCTGCTGACCTGCGAGCCCGCACCACTGGTCTTCGACGCCCGACCGGTACCCGGCCTGCCGGACACCACCCTGCCCCTGGACCAACTACGCACACTCGTCAAACTCCATCGCTACGACAGCGACACCACCGACAAACTGTGGCGACAACTCGCCCACCACGCCCGCGACTGGGGACCCGCCTGGGTCGTCGGTGCCATCGGCGTCGCGCTACCCGCGTTGACACACCTCGCGGCGAAAATCAGCCGCGGCCGCCCCCAACACGCCGACGACGTCGACTCCGAAGTCCTCGCCGGATTCCTGCACGCCCTGCGCACCGCCGACCTGGACACACCCCGGCTGTGGCTGCGGCTGTGCTGGGCCGCCTGGCGCGCCGGCACCACCGTCATCACCGCCGACGACAGCGAGGAACTGCCCCTCGACCTGGCCACCGGCTCACGGACACCGCGAATGCCGTACGGGCATCCGGACCTCCTGCTTGGCCGGGCAGCCGCCGCCGGCCTCATCACCGCCGACACCGCCGAGCTGATCAGCGCCACGCGCTTCGGCGACGCGTTGATCGAGCAACGTGCCGCCGATGAGGGTGTGGCCTCCTCGGCACTGCGCATGCGCAGGCGACGCGCCGAACGGGTCGTCGCCGCCGCCGTCGTACGAGGTGACCTGTCCGGCCCGGTCCGTCTACCGCGCCATTGCAAAGCCGTGACGGCTGCCTGATGATGCACTGCGACGCCCGTCGGAGGTGTGGATATCTGAAGGCACGCGGCGACCAGGCGGTGGCCATCCACCAGTCGTACGTTGCCCCGCCGACCGGGACGCATGAGTTGCGGTGACGCTGGTGGCTGAGGCAGTGTGCGATCCGCTGTCGGTCGGCGGCGGTACCGTCATGCCGTGATCGATCATGGGTTTGTGTGCGGGGGCTGCGGGCAGCGCCACGATGGGCTCCCGTTCTCGTACGGCGCGCCGGCGCCGGCGTACTGGCGCAACGAGTTCGACGGCGACGAGTACAGCGTTCTAGAAGACGAGACCTGCCTCATCCATGGGCAGCACTACTTCGTGCGGGCACGGCTGGTCATCCCCGTCCTCGACGCCGAGGAAGACTTCGAATGGGGTGTGTGGGTATCGCTGAGTAAGGACAACTTCCGCCGCACAGTGGAGTTGTGGACGACGCCCGGACGGGAGCAGGAGCCGGCGTACTTCGGCTGGCTGTCTACCCAGCTCCCCGCCTATCCGATGGAAACGTTGAATCTCAAGGCTGAGGTGCACACCGATCAGGTCGGCACCCGCCCGCATGTGGTGCTCGAACCGACTGACCACCCGCTGGCCGTGGAGCAGCGCACCGGCATCACCGTGGCACGGGTGCAGGAGATCGCCGAGCTTCTCCTACACGCGTAGGGCAGACGGATCTTGGCCGCGAAGCACCCGCGGTGCGCAGGTCCGGCCTGGTAGTCCTCCAATACCGCGCCATCGCCGACGCCGGGGGCGACCCCGCCACCGTCGCCGCATGGATGGCCGAGGTCAACGCCCAACGCGCCGCCGCCGTCACTCAACGCGATCAAGCAGCAGCACAAGCGCAAGCGCCTCGCCGTCTCGCGGAGGACGACATCCGGCACCTCGTGGGCAGCCTCAACGACATCCGCACCACCCTGCGGAACGCCCACCACCAGGACAAGAGCAACGTCTACCGCGAGCTACGACTCGCCCTCACCTACCACCCCGGCCAAAACAAAATCAGCGTCGAGGCTAAGCCTGACGCTGATTACTGTGGGGTAACTGTACGTGTCCGAGGGGGGACTTGAACCCCCACGCTTCGGGCTGCTGACCTGCGTCTATTCTATCGGGCCTGCTCAGGCCGTGTCCAGTCGTACTCCCTTGTGGCCGGTTGTGGCCCGTTGTGGCAGCCGGTGATCCCGCCGGGATCACCGTTGATCTTGCCCAAGCGGAAGGGGCCGGCCCAACGGACCGGCCCCAGCTATACGGCTACAGTGCTACGAATCCGTGCACGGTGTCGGCGGCGTCGACCGGGACTTCCTCCCACGTCCAATTGCCGCCCATCACGACGTACATGCCGCGCTCGTCGGGCGCGATCCTCAGCTCCGGCTCGTCCTCACCGTACGGACGCCGGTCGACCACGATCACGTCGCCGTCCCACCGCATCTCGGAGACGCTGTCGTCGACCATCGTGCTCAGCTTCGGCTCCTCGACGCCCTGCGCCCGGAGGGTCGCGCGCAGGTGCCGGCGCTCCGCCTCCTGGTCGGTGACGATCGCCTCAGCGACCTCGCGGGTGCACTCCCACACCGCCCATCCGTTCCAGCGACGGATCAGCGTGCCGGCGTACGCCGACTCGAAGCGGCTGCCGCCGTCGGAGTCGTACTCCAGCCACTCGCCGGAAAAGTAACCGGACTCGCCAGGCTGCAACTCGGGGTCAAGGTCGAGGCGTGCGCCCGCGTCCGCGGGCGGCCGGTCGAGAGTCATTTCCACGTGAACTCCTTCGGTCAGTCAAACAGGGTCGGGGCCGGCGGTTCGCGCCGCTCGGCCAGTTCGCGTACTTCGCGGCCCGTCTGCTCCTCCCACCAGGCGGCGAACATGCGCCGGTGGCACCAGTTGTCAGGTGGTGGCACAGACAGGTCGCAGAAGCAGAGCAGGACGAGCTGATCGCTGCCGGCGTAGTCGGCAATCTCGGCAAGCTGCTCGGAGATCAGGTCGACACCGGCGGCTTCCAGCCGCTCCAGATAGATGTGCCGGTACGGGCCCTCGGCCATCTTGAGCATTCCGTAGGTCGGCGCGAGGAGCCGGGCGTACCCGGCCAGGTCGTACGGCAACGGGAACCGGGGAGCGCCGACGGTCGTGCGGACCGGCGCCCCCTGTTCGGGGCGGAACCGCTGGTAGCGGTTCGTGAACAGCTGCAACTCATCCCCCATTGGGCTCTGCATGGTCGTCGTAGAACTTTCCGATCACCGGGATCAGCTCATCCAGGTGCGCGGCCAGGACGTCCAGCGCGGACGCCACCACCGACGAGGGCCCTGGCCGGCACCTGGTCAGGCATCGGCTACCTCCTTCCTCGCAGCCGGACGGCGACTGCCCGGCACCAGCTGCGGTCGACTTCGAACCGCTCGGCCACGTCCTCCGGCGTGTAGCCGTTGACGAGGTACCGGGTGGCCAGAGCCGCCACGCTGTCGGTGATCGGCTCGGCGGCCGTCGTCCGCGGTGCGGGCGGCCGGCTCCACGCCGCCCGGATCCGGCCGGCCTGCTCCGGGGCGGGCTGCGGTACGACGACGACGGGCCCGGTCACGCCGCCGTCCTCGACTCGGCTCGGGCCTCGGCCGGAGGCATCGCCACGACTGCCGCCGGCTGCCGCTTCGCCATCCACTCGCGGCCGACCCTGGCCAGCCGCTCGACCAGCTCGTTGCGGACCTTCTGCGCGCCCTCGGCGTGCTGCTCCAGGTAGGGCAGCGTCTTGCGGGCGTCGGGGTCGCTCTTGGCCTTCTCCCTCGCCGGCGTGAGCAGCCACCGGTCGTTGGCGGCCACCTCCATGTCGGCGACGGTGCAGGCGAAGGCGATGCCTTGCAGCTCGGCTGGCTTGTGGATCGCGTCGACCACGGCGGTGGCCAGGTCGCGGACGTCCCGCTCCTCCAGGTCCAGGCCGAGGTCGTCGGCCATCCCGGTCAGCGCTGCGGCGGCCAGGTCGCGGATCGCGATGTAGCCGGGCAGGGCCGCCTTGACCTGGCGGGCCTCCTGCTCGATCTCTGCGAGCGACTTCACGCGAGCCCTCCCCGCGTTGATCGGTCGCCGCAGTGAAATATTGCGGCCGTATACCTTGCGGACACTGCGCCCCTCTCTGTTCGGTTCCTCCGGCAGTCGAGCTGCCTTTACTTCCGCGACGAGCGCCGGGCCGACGTGGGTGTCGAACACCGCCCGGAGGGCGGACCCAGCAGGTCGCCGGCCCGAGCGGGACCGCGTTCATCATCCGCGCTTGCTGGTAAAGCTCGGCCCGCGCTTGCCGCATCGCCTGCTGGAGGTCGGCCGGCTCGTGCGGCAGGGGCCAGGCCCACAGGACCGTGACCAGACTGGACGCACCGATCGCCTCCAACAGTCAAGGGTTGTACATAAACATTGTATCCTAGATGGACACAGCGGTCAAACTGCGGCCGTACAGCTAGCTGCCACGCCGGGCCTCCACGCCGGGAGCATACGCACTCGCCCGGCACCGGGACAGGGTTCGCTGGACGGCGCGAGCGCCCCGCGCACATCGCGCGGGGCGCCGCCTACCTGCTTCGCTCAGTGCTGGCACACCGAGCAGAACCCGGCCTCCTGCACCGCGTTGTCGTGGCCCTCCCACTCGCAGTTCGGGTCCGCCTTGATCGGGCCGGCCGACGTCACGTCGACGACCTCCGCCGGGACCACCGCGACGGCCTCCGGGTCCAGCTCGACGGTGACGGCGGCGGCCAGGGCCTGCGCCTTGCGCAGCTTCGACGACACCTTGCTCGCCAGCGTCCGAAGGTCGTCGACGCGCTGCCGGTGCCCGGCCACGCCGCCCTCGGCTCCGGCGAGCAGCCGCGCCAGCTCCTCCGCGTCCATCTGCGCCAGCTCGTGCAGGATCTTCCCGGCCGTCTCCAGCCCCTCGATCTTGCTGACGACCTTCCTCCGCTTGGCGACCACCTCGGCTTGCGCCTCCTCGTCGTGCTCTCCCTTGTCGATCTGGAAGAACTCCGCCTGCTCCTCGGCCGCCTTGCATGCCTTGGCGAACGCCTCGGCGTCCCGCGCCGAGGAGAACTCGCCGCGCGCCCACTTCACCAGGAACCGCCGCTGCTGGTCGGGCGACAGCCGGCACACGTACCAGGCGACGCCCACCTGCAGCTGCCCCTTGGCGACGAGCTGCTTCGCGTCGTCGATAAGGCCGAGCAGGTCGATCCGCCATCCGATGTACGGCTCGCTCTTGCCGAACAGCTCGGCGACCGCCCGCGTCTCCCAGCCGGCGTCGGCGAGGCGCGCGTAGGCGGCGGCTTCCTCCATCGGCGTCATGTCCTGCCGGTTGACGTTCTCGGCGACCTGCGCAATGAACGCCGCCTCGTCGTCCATCTCCCAGACCATCGCGGCCAGGTTCTCGATGCCGCCCTGCTGGGCTGCCCGCCAGCGCCGCTCGCCAACCACCAGGCGATAGTGGCCCTGCCGGCCAGTCTTGCGAACGGCGATCGGCTGAAGCTGACCGAGCTTGGTCATCGACGCAGCCAGTTCGGTCAGCTCCTCCTCGGTGAACAGCTTCCGGGGCTGACTGGGGTCCGGCTCAATCTTGGCGACCTGGATGCTTCGCAGGGACGGCTTCTTGGCAACCATCGTCTTCCTCCACGTGAGTTGTACTTTTTTCGTACAACTTCATTGTATGAAAGATCGATCTTGCCGTCAATATTTTATGTACGCACGTAGCGCATGACTCAGAGGGGCGGCGGGGTTCCGGCAGCAAGCGTGATCAGGGCCGAAAAGTGGAACATGGCCGCCGCGCCCCGCGACGCCCATCGGTGGATCCGCCCGGCGACGGCCGGGTCAGCAGTAGCCGGCTCGGCCGATGGCGTCGGGACCGGCGGCCGCAACAGGCTCGCGACCCGCCGCATCTGTTCATCGCTCAGTTCCACGTCGTCCACCCGTCCGGACGCCAGCTCCGCCTCGATCCGCTGGGCCAGCTTCAACACCTCGATCTTGCGCCTGCGCGGCAAAACCATGCCCCCGTCTCTTGCCTCGATACCCCCGCAGTGGCACTGCGACCCGACAGCAGGGGCGTAGCAAAACGCTTCTGAACAGACAGCGTTGAAGATCGTAAACCCACCACCACTGTGAGCGACAGACCAAATGGGGAGCGCAATGCGATCAGTCAGCCATGCGGGCAAACGCTTACCGACAACGGCTCAGGGCAGAAGCCCAGCCCTCTGTCAGCTCACTTCCAGACGAACTCCAGCCGATCCGCGTCGAGGTGCGTCCTTCCCGGCTGCGTCGCCGGCAGCACGATGATGCGGTCCAGCACCAACGCAAGCAACTCCCGCCGCCGCTCCAGCGGCGCGTCCACCCACCACGCTGCCAGCCCCTCGGGGGTTGTCGCTGGCAGCGACTGCAACCGCGTGGACTGGGCCAAGGTCTCCTTGAGACTCCGCCGTTCCTTCCGGGCCTCTTCCTCGATCGCCTTAAGCGTCACCAGACTGATCTCACGCTTCGCGTACGCCTGGCCGGCTTCCGCCAGCCGCTCGTCGATCGCCGCCACCGCACGGTCGATGTGCTCCTCCGTCGGGGTCACAGAGCCCACGGCAGCCTCCAACCGGGCACGCACCTTCGGCGATCCCAGCCGCGCGAGGGCCCGGGTCGCGACTTCCTCCTCCAGGGCTGCCGCAGCGATCCGGATGCGACCGCATCCGTAGCTCGGGCTGCCGGAGCGGCACACGTACCCGCGCTTGCCGGAGTTGCTCGGCTGCGTGTACAGCGACTTTCCGCAGCGGCGCACCTCCTCCCCCTCGCCTTCCAGCGGATAGCCACACTGGAGGAACCCACCGGAGAGCAGGTACTTGCGTACGTTCGTCGCGGCCGGCTGCTTACGCGACGGGTCCTCGAGCACAGTCAGCAGCTTGCGGTGCGTGCCCTGGTCGAGGATCGGCTTCCACTCGCCCTTGCCGATCACCTCACCGCGGTACGTCTTGAGGCCAGCCAGGCGCGGGTTGCGCAGCAGACGCGACAGCGACTGCTGCGTCCACGGGCGTCCGGCCGACGTCATGATCTCGCGCTTGCGCAGATCGGCGACGGCGGAGCGCATGCTCTCCCCGTCCAGAACCCGCTGCACGACCTCGCGGATCACGGCAGCCTCAGCCGGGATGATCTCGCGTCCTGTCTCGTCGTACCCGTAACAGCGCACTCGTGACTCCCCGCTGTCCTACTCTCTGTTAACTTCTCCAGCCGGCGTCCGCTTGTGGCTAAGACCTCCACTTCGATCGGCAGCGGCGCTGATCGCGCGTTGACCGATCGACACAGGGCCGACCTGTAAGTTAGCAGTGCGTCACCGAACTGTGCCACCCACAGGCGGGTGTGAGTTCGTGACACCTTATCGACACTGCCACACTCCGCCGACTCACACCTTCCGCCCCTCCCGTCAACACAGGGAGCCATATCGCGTATTCGCAGCGCAAAGAGCCCGGAGCATCGCGGGAAGCGGGCTCCGGGCTCTTCGCACCACGCGGAGATGGCGTAGGTTCGGCCAGCCATGCGTCCCCCGACAGGTGCACTGGCCGACCCCTTGCCGATCTTCGCAAGGTGCGGTCACATTCAACCATTGCGACCGCACTTATTGCCACTGCAACAAGACGCCGTCGTCGCTCAGGGCCGAGCGCCGGCACCGTCCGGGGTAAGCGGCCAGCCACACGGAGAGTCGAGAACGGGTCGCCGGCCTCTTACATATCGGCAGCGCGAGGTGCCTTAGCACCTCACTCAGGAAGAAGACGGTCAGCGTGACACCCACCAGCGCCGCGCAGACCACCCTGGCCACCGCCCGCGCCGGCGGAGAGAATCGCAAGCGATGAGCAGCCTTGAGGAACTGGAACAGCGGATCGCGGCGAGGGAGGCCGAGTTGGCAATCGTGTGGCAAGAGGCAGCGGGACCGCCCGGACCCTGGCCGCCGGCACCGACCGCGACATCGCGGACTACCGCGCCGAACTCCGCGGCCACACCCGCGTGCTCGGTACGCTCCGCGAGACCCAGGCACAGCAAGGCCAGAGTCTCGACAGGGTCGACGCGAAGGTCAACCACCTCACCACCAGCCCGCCAGGAGTTCATGCGGGTTCTCAACGCCCGCCGCGCCGCCAACGGCGCCGGCCTGGCCGGCACCTGCTCCCGCCGGGACGGTAACCGATGACCACCTACGACGAATACCGGGACCGAAGGCGGCTGACCACCCGATACCGACGAAAGATCCGCAGCTACGGCACCCACGGCGACCCGAAAGAAGCCATGATCGAAGCCAACCTGACCGCCTTCGGCTGCTTCGGCGACCCCGGCCTGCCGCACCACTACGCCGGCGTGTACTTCATCGCCAGCGGCTCCTGTATCAAGATCGGTGAGGCCGTCGACCCGTACGAGCGGATGCGAGACTTCGACGGCGGCAACCCTCACGGCCTGGAGCTGCTGCACGTCATCGCCGAAGACAGCAAGTACGCCCGCCAGCGACTGGAGAACCAGCTCCACCTGCGCTTCAAGCACCTGCGCCTACGCCTCGAATGGTTCCGGAACCACCCCGAGCTGACGGGGTTCATCGGCTCCATCTGCTCCGAGGAGTGCCACCCGTGATCGGAACCCCCGGAAGCCCAGTTTGAGGAAGCGACCCAAGGTGAGGGCCTAAGTCAACTGCTTACCGTTGTTTCTGGAAACTACGGGTGGGCCCGTAGCGGACGCCGCTCGTCGGGTAAGTGTGGGAGTGAGGAGCTGACCGATGGGCGCTGAGACGAGCTGTGAACAGGCGGAGCCCGCTATTCCTGCGCGGGCTGTTCGCCCAGCCGCCGCGCCTCCAACTCGGCCGCCGCCTCCACCACCCACGCCCGCGGCGCCGGCCGCCAACCCGCCGGCCGGGGCCGACACCGGCCACCCGGCGACGTCCGCTCCGCCCCGCACACCCGGCATCTGATCGTCAGCCACACCAGCCCGCCGCCGTCTTGCGCCGAGCCGTCGAGCGGCCCGCCGCAGCCGTCGCACTCCCCCACCGGCCCGCTCTCGGCGGCCGCGGTGAACGCGTCGACGTCGACCAGGCCGTCACGCACCAGCTTGGCGTCGATCGTCACCGCTCACCTCCCTCCGGTGTGGAGCGGGGCCGGGTGACGGTCGCCCACCGCCCGGCCCCGCACCGCTCACTCCTGCGGTGCCGCCGGCAGCGCCAGCAGCTCGGGCAGAGCCAGCCGACCGTCTCGGTAGGCCGCCGCTACCTCCTCACGGCCGCCCTTCTTGAAGGTCAGCGTCGTTGACTGCCGGCCCGGCTGTGCGACCTCCACGAAGTCGAGGATCCGGCCCGTCGCGCCGTCGACGACGGTGCCGTCCTCTTCGATCCGCAACCGGCCGAGCAGGGCCTTGCGGAACGCTGGCCGCACCGACTCCACCGGTTCCGGCACAGTCGCCTGCACCTCGGTGGGGTGCTCCGCCTTGCAGTAGGCCAGGAACCCGGCTTCCTCGACGACGAAGCCCGCCTTGGGCTCGGAGAGCGTCACCTGCGCCACCGGACCGTCGTAGCCGGGCAACCGAACTTCGATCGTCTTGACGCCCAGCTCGGCGTTCAGCTCGACCAGCCGCCCGTCGGCTTCGGCGCGAGCCACGTCGTAAACCTTCTTCACCTCGTCCATGAGTGCCTTGAGCACTGCCGCCCTCATGGACGCCTGCTGCACGGTCATCGGCCAGCTCCCGACGTCTCGGGCAGCCGTCCGGCAGCTTTCCGCCCCACGGCGCGGGCCGGCCGTGCGGTGGCCTCCTCGGCGGCATCCGGGGCGGGCGCTCCGGACGCCTCGGTCACCGCGTCGGCGAGCTGCGTACCGGGGGCTTCTGCGGCGCGGCGCGCAGCGGTGATCTCCGCGCCTCGCTGATTGAAGGCGTCCCGTAGTTTCTGCGTCTTGCCGAGCCGCTGCGCGCGCTGCCACAGCACCGCCAAGTCCTCCCGCGTGGCGCACGCGGCGAGGGCCTTGGGCCAGTCGGGGTCCCTCGGCGGCTCGCCGTTGTCGAGCCAGTCGAGCAGCTGGTGGCCCAACTCCTCACCCGGCTTGTGGATCACCTGGTCGGCCAGAGCATCGCAGCGGCTTTTCGTCACCCGCAGGTAGTGCGCCTGGTCGATGTCGCCCACCAGGTCAAATTCGTACTCCAGGCCGTCGCGTTGGTCGGGTTGCATACCCAGCTTGGACACCTGCTTCCGGCCGTCGGCGCCCTCGGTGATCTCGTAGCGCTGCTTTGACCGCAGGCACACCACGACGTGTCCGGGGAAGCTCATCAGCGCCTCGACGTACGCCCGCTCGATCGGGCGTACGTCCTTCCACCCGTCCATCGACCGGCCGCCGTGGTTGCGGGCGAACAGGTCGACCAGTTCCAGGATGCCGCCGGGTCCGAACCAGTAGTGCGACGCCGAGTCGAGCATGAAGCCCGTGAACCCCGCCAGGGCCGCCTCGTCGATCAGCTCGACGAGTTGCCGTGGGTCGTACCGCACCGGGGAAAACTTCTGAAAGCCGTATCCGCCGGCCTCCTCGGGCGTCATGTCGCCGACGCCGGGAAGCTGCGGGTTGACCGCGTACTTGTCGGCCGAATCCCGCTCGGTGTCGACGAACGCGATCCGCTCCAGACCGTCAGCCACGATGGCCGAGCCGGTCAGCGTGTACAGCAGCTTGAGGCCAGTCAGCGTCTTGCCCGCCCCACTCGGCCCGGCGAGCGCGATCCGCGCTTTCGCCTTCTTCCTGGTCGCCGGCATAAATCGTGAACTCATCTCGTCCCTTTCCACGTGAACGAACCTACATAGACTTTATACGGCCGCATTGTTGGACCGTAGCCGTACACCTTTGGGCGACGAAAAAGCGCCTGAGCAGTCCAGGCAGACCTCGCTGCCCACGGCGGCCGGCTGGCCGCAGTCGCCGTTCCGGCAGATCACCGGGGTGCCCAGCTCAGTGCAGCCGCCTTGCACCGGGTGGCGCCAGTCGTCCCCGGCGGGGACCAGCTCACCGCTGCACGTCGCGCACTGCGCGACGTCGACCGACACGAGGTGCAGCTTCACTCCCCGATCACTCTCCTGTCCTGTTCGGACACGGCCCGCAGGTTCGGGCCGTGCAGCGGGGCCGAGCGGGCGCACCCGGGGTGGGCGCATCGGCCGTTGGGCCCCTCGACGTACCGGTGGTCACCGTTCGCGCCGCGACCGACCGGTTCTTGTTCCCTGTATGTCTTGCGTCCGCGTGGCGGACCAACTCGTTCCGACTGGCGGACCAGCTCCAGTCCGCGTGCCGGACCAGCCGGGCCCATCGCTGGTCCGTCCACCGGACTACCGAACCCAGGCGATCCGGACAGGGCTGGTCCGGCACGCGGACCAACGACGCCCAGCTCGATCAGCCGGCGCAACAGCCCGGGCGGCACTCCCATGCGGTAGACCGTCCGGGCCTTCTTGCGCCGGGCGTCCGCGACCGTCGGCCGCTCGCGCCACACCCACTTGCTCTCCAGGCGTTCCTCGCCGCCTTCGCCGTCCTTGCCCTCCAGCAGGTTGAGCCACTTCGCAATCGACGACCGGGCAAGCCCGGTCGCCTTCTGCAAGTCGGTCAGGCTCGGCGTGAACTGCTCGGGGATCACCGCCGTGGCCGCGTCGGACCACGTGAGCAGCGTCAGGACGAGCTGCCGGCCGGGAGGGTCGAGCGTGCATAGCTCGTGCCTCACCGCGCGCTCGACCGTCCACCGGTCCACCATGCAGGCGGCCTCTCTGTGCAGCGCCGCCAGCACACCGCTGCCCGAACTGGCGTATGATGCGCGTGCGACCCGTTCTCTGTTCCGGGTTTCTCCTCGACCCCGCCGGATGACCGCCTGGCGGGGTCGATGCGTTGTCCGGCACCCTACACCCGGTCTGTACGGCCGCAATGTCTCCGCATGTGCTCATTATTGTGTGGCCTCGTCGTCGACCAGCACGTCCCACGGGTCCCACACGATCGTCCGCTTTGTGTCCTCGGCGAACTGGTAGATGGTGGTCACCTTCCACACCGGGTTGTTACTGACCTCGCCGTCCTCCTTCGGCAGGACACCCTTCGACCGCCACTGGTACGGCGTGTTGTCCTTCACGTCGAACATCCGGACGATCTCCTTGAGCCCCACCACCGGCGGCAGGTCCAGCGGTCCCGGCTTCGTGAGGTTGTCGGACACCTTGCGCGCCGCCGCCTTGAGCCTGGTCTGGCTCACCTTCATCGTTCCTCTCCTCCCACAGCCGGATGCCATACAGGGTCAATGTACGGCACTGGCCGGGGACGGTCAGGCTGCCATCCGGGCGGCGATGGACGGCGCTTGGTGCACCAACTTCCTCGCCAGGGCCAGCAGGTCACAGTGTCCGACCAGGCACACCCGGCCGCCCGAGAACACCGACGGCGGATCCAGCAGCATCTCGTGCAGCAGCCGCACCGCGCACTCCTCGGCCAACGCCTGCGTCACCCTGTCGTCCACGAACTCGTGACGCCCAGCCACGAGCAGCGGTCCACTCATCCGTACCTCCTCCAAAAGTAGAGCGATACGTACAAAAACATTGTATATCAAGATCGCGTGGGACGTCAATAATGTATGTACGACTAGCGGGTTACTTTGCCCCATCTGCGGGCCGCCCGCTATGCTGGTGTCTCCACGTGAACGCAGCGCAGCCCCGGATTTCGCGATCCGGGGCTGCGCTGTTTACAGCGGCCGTCAGACCAGCGGCAACGGATAGTCGACGGACACACACACGACGTCGTTCGTCGCGATCACCGACGTCGAGTGCATGTCCAGCAGCGTCAGCTGACCGTTCGCCTCCAGCACCGCCGACCCCGACGTCACCGACGACCGGAACAGGTGGTGCTTCGGCATCGTCGGCCGAAACATCGGGTCGGTCAGCGTCACCATCAGCGTGTCGCCGATGTTGCCGAGGGCACTCGCCGTGATCGGTCCACCGGTGCGCCGCACGTTCACATTCAGCTCGATGCGCGACCCGACGATCCGGTACGCGTTGTCCTGCTGAGCCCAGCCCGCCGCGTACGTCACCGCCAGCTCGTTGTTGACCACCCCGGTGTCGGCCAGGTACGCCGCCCGGGGCGGCACCCCCAGGTAGCCGACCACATGGTGCCCGGCCGGCGGCGTCATCAGCACCATCACCCGCGCGTCCTTCGGCAGCACGCCGACCAGCGACACGACCCGCATCGCCGTGGTGTCGCCGTCCATCACCATCAGGAACCCACCATCGGACGCCGGGCCCGTCACCGTCGCCGGCCGCAGCCGGCTCGTGATCCCCAACGCCAACACCCGGTCGAGGACCGCCTCGGCGATCGCCCGCACCGGGACCTGCACCATCCGCTGGTCGATCACAGGTCATCGCCGCCCGTGTCCGGGTACGCGCGGCGCAGCGTATGCCGCATCTCCCCACCAGCGGCCAACTGCATCGTCCACCCCGTCTCCAGCCACAGCAGCCCGTCCCACCGCACCACGTCGTACCCGTCGTGCCGCGGGTCCGGCGGCGTCGACAGCTCCACCGTCTCGTACGCCGTCTGCTGGATGCCCAACGTCCGCGCGTAGACGTCGACAGCCACCTGCGACGGCAGTTGCGCCTCCACCACCTTCGGCAGCACGAACCCCCGCTGCGCGATCGAGTGCGGCGCCGACGACGGCACGTCGTACACACCCACGATCGGGGCGACGTCCGTCCCCGGATCGTTGCTGACCACGACAAACCGGTTCGGGGCGGTCAACAGCTCCGAGCCCCGCGCCACAGACCCGCGGAACACCCGCTGCGAGGCGTCCAGGTCGATCGTCGGCCGCCGGGTCGCCGGCTCGAACGCCCCCATCAGCCGCAGCCGGCCGCCATGGTTGAACCACGGCAGGAAGAAGCCGCCCTGCCTGGCCAAATCCCGCAGCGCCATCCCTCGTGTGTTGCCCGGCGACCACGACGACACCGACGTCCGGTCCGTCCAGTCCACCTGCACCTCGCCGATTGGTAGCCCGGCCAGCAGCCTCAGCACCGCCCGGTCGACGCGCTGCCCGCTGCCCTCGAAGCCCGTCTCCAGTTCCTGGTCGACGACGAACATCTCGTCGAACAGGACCAGCGGCGCCGTCGACCCCGTCGAGGTCTGCAACTGGATGGCGTCGCCGATCATGTACCGGCCCAGCGGGTACTCGCGCCCGCCGACGACCATCGAGATCGCCACCCGGTCAGTCAACGGCCGCAGCCGCCTCGCGTCGGCCACGTCCAGCGTCAGCGACTCCACCCGCCGCACGATGATGCCGGTCACGTCGTGGACCAGGCTCGGTGTGGTGTCCCGCAACGGCGTCACCGGCCCGCGCCGCACCCCGGTCCGCCCGTCCACCAGCTCGAACCGATACGACGCCGACCGCTGCCCGACACCGGACGGCAAGTCCAGCGGATCACGCACCGCAGATCCCGACACCGCTTACCTCCCACGTCGCGCCGGCCGCATCAACGAACACCTTCGTGCCCTTCGGCTGCGCCTCGAAGTCCGGGCCGACGATCAGCGGCCCGTCGATGCCGTTGCGCACCTCCACTCGCGACACCGTGACGTCTCCGCGAACGCTCACCTCGAAGAACCCCGCGTCCAGGTCCAGCGGCTCCGGGAAGCCCTCCACCGCGAACCCTGCCCCCCACGTCACCCCGTCCAACGACGTGTAGAACGTCACCCGGGCCTGACCGCCGCCGGCGTCCTGCTCGTATACCGCCCGCAGCCACCGCCGCTGGTTCCGCACCACCCCCAGCTGCTCCACGGGCACACACTCGTAGAACACGTCGTGGTCAAACACCTCGACGCAGGCTTCTACGTCCGACCAGCGCACGTTCCAACCCGACCCGAGGAACTCCGGGTTCGTGTCGGCAAAGTGCTCGACTCGCACCTCCCACAGATCGCCGGTCGGGCGGACCTCGACCCGCATGTCGACGTCGGGCATCGGCTCCCGCACCTGGAAGCTGTCGACCTCCACCCGCCCGTCGATGTTGCCGTTCCCCGGCGACAGCCCCGCCCCGACACCGGCCAAGCCCGCCGCAGGCAGCGTCCCGTCGAGCTCCTGCACCGTCCAGCCCGGCCAGTAGCTGCCCGGCTCGTCCTTCCATACCGACGCCCGCACCACCTGACCCCGGACCTGCATGCGGAACCAGTACCAGTCGCCGACGCCGACCGGCACCTCCTCCCCCTGCCAGTCGCGCGCCGTCTCCAGCTCCGCCAGGACGATCGGCTCGCCGTCGTGCAGCATCTCCAGGCCGACGCCGACCGTGCCGTCCGGAACGAACGCCAGCCGAGCCGTGTACCCGTTCTGCTCGTCGACGTGCCGGCCGTGCAGGTACGCGTTGATCGGCTCCCCTCCCGGCGGCCGGGTGATCCGCACCCGCGCGTGCACCTCGACGTCCCGCACGGCAGGGCCGGTCACGACCTTCCTATCCACCGGCTCCGGCGTGATCCCGGCCTCGTCGATGAAAAGGCGATGCGACGGCGGAGCCTCGTCCGGCATGTACACGTCGCCGGCTACCTGCGCCGTGTCCTCAGGGGCCGTCCAGGAGAACGACAGCTGCACCCACGTGTTCGCCGGCACGGTCACCGGGTCGCTCTCGTCCAGGTCCAGCAGGTCGCCGTCGTCGTCGAACCAGTAGAGCGACAGCACCACGTCGCGGGACACGTCGCAGCGCACCCACGCTGCGAACCGCCACGTCGTTCCTGGCACCGTCTCGGGGCCCGGCTCGCACTCGACGAACACGAAGCCGTCTTCGCCGCTGGGCGTCAACAGACCCGACGCGACACCCTCATGGGCGTGCTCGGTCGACCGGACGAAAGTGCCGCCGGTCGGCTCCCAACCGGCCACGTCCGTCTCGAAGTACGGGTTCGCGTTCAGCGGCTCGGCCAGCTGGATTACCCCGACGCCGCCAGTCACCGACAGGTCCTCCGGCGGCCCGGACACCACCGCCCACGGGTCGCCAGGAATGTCGGTCGACCCGAACCCGCCGGCCGGCACCTCCCGCTCGAACTGGTCGTCCGCAGCCAACGGGTTCCAGCCGACGTCGGCCGGCGTGTCCGCTGCCGCGTACACCTGCGTCGTGTGGCCTTCCGGGCGCAGCCCCTCACACGGCGCCGGCCCACCGTCGACCGGCTCCGGCGTGTCCGCCACCTCGACGACCGTCACCTGCGCCAACTGCATCTGCCCGCGCTGCCGCTTGCGTCGCACCGACCCGGACGGCACCAGCAGCGTCGCCAGCCACCGGTTGTCCAGCTCGTCCCGCACGCACACGTACGGCACCTGGTCCCACGCCAGATCCCGCAGGCTACGAAACCCCCGGTCGAGGGTCTGCGCCGGCACCGCGACTGCGTTGACCAGCACGGTCCGAGTGAACTCCACACCGCCGCGTTCCAGCGGCCGAAACGCCGCCCGGTAGTCGCGGCCGTACATCGCCCGCAGCTCGACGTCACGCGCCTCCGGGAACGTGAAGTCCTCCCCCGCGTTGCGGTCCTGGTTCGTGACGTATGCCAGGTTGCCGGCCGGGTTGTGGTTGCTCGTCAGGATCAGCGCACCGACATCCACGCGGGTGCCGGTCACTCCCGGAGCGGGGATCGTCGCCGCGACCGGCGCCGACCAGGGCCCGGGAACCCCGATGCGGTGCACCATCCGAACCCGGTACCGCGACTCGACACCGACCCGCGCCTCGTAGTCGTCGACGGCGGTGACGTTCGGCGCGGCGACCAGCGCAATCGTCTCCCACGCCTCGTCGTCCATCGTGTCGTCCTGGCGCTGCACCTCGTACGCGCCCCACCCGGCCACGACCTCGCTGTTGACGGCATTCCACGCCAGCCGGTGGTAGCGGATGCCGGTCGGGATTCCGCCCGACGGCCGGTCGCACTGATCGTCGACGACCGCCAGCGGCTGCACAGCCGGCTGCACGACCAGGCCGGTCACCTCGTCCATCTCCCGGATCAGCATCAGCGTCAGGTCCGCCGACCGGTCGTCGGCGTCGTCGATGGTGGCGAACGCCTCCGCCCCGCCGTACGTCGCGTCGCTGATCGTGCTCGGCCCCCCGCTGCCCGGTTCGGCGTCCGCGCCGAGGACCTGCCACGGCGCTTCATCCTCGGCGGAGCTGGCGAACGCCCACCACAGCACCCCACCACCGCCGGCTGTCTCCAGCGGCGGATCCAGCCGCAGGGTGACCTCCCGCCACCCGTCGGCGACCTCCGGCAGCATCTCGAACTCGTCGACGCTGATCGTCGCCCTGGGGCCGAGGCTCATCCACGGGTCCGCCGGGTCGGCCTGGTACAGGTACAGCGGCTCCCGCGTGCCGGGCAGGTGCCGCGCGTAGAACCGCACCCACACGTACGTGCCGGCCTTGTCGTCGATGATCCGCTGCATCAGGTCGCCGCCGAAGAACCGCTCGGACACCGTGCCGATCGCCTGCGCCAGGTAGACGTGAGAACGGCTGTCGGCGTCGCCCGGCAGCGGCGACCCTTCGTACAGGACGATCGCCGGCAGGTCGTTGACCGTCTCCATGCTCGGCACGGCGCCCTCGCGGATCGTCTTGCGGAGCTGCACGCCGCGCAGGCTCGGCAGCGCGTCGACGGTGCCCAGCCGGTCAACCGGAACCGGCACCGTCGACGCCACGGACAGCTGTCCAGAGTGAGCCCGGCCAACCGTCACCGCGTACCGAGCACCCCGCCGCATGGACACCGGAAACCCGTAGTTGTACATCCCGAACAGCGGGATCTCGTAGTACGCCCCGCCCTGCTGGCCGGCACCTTCAGAGATGTCAAGCCCGCCGCCGCCGAGCCGGTTTTCCTCCCCGTACGTCACCTCCAACGCGAGGTAGTGCACGTGGAACACCGCATCCTCGAGTGCCGACCCGGCGACCTGGAGGCGCACGTTGATGTTCGTGCCGCCAGATGCCGCCCACGCCGTCAGCCCCGACGTCGGCGACGCCTGACCCGCCCAGTTGTACGGCATCCGCCACTTCGTGGTCAGCGGCGTCACCGCGGTGCTCCACCAGGGGTTGAGCTCGCCGAGCCGCGACCGCCGCACCTCCGTCGCCGCCTCGTGCAGCGCCGGCCCTGTCAGCGTCTCGTCCATCGGCCACACCACACCGGCCGACGGCCGTTCCAAGCCGAGAGTCACCGGCTCAGCCAAGTCGGCAAACGGGCCCGACATCACGTACAGCACCGACACGTCCAGGATCCGGCGCCGGAACAGGGCGGCCTGCGCCGCCGCGCCGGTCGTCGCGAACCAGAACCGGGCGGCGGCACCCGGCCCCGTCAGGGCGATGTGCCGAGGGTCGGACGGGTTCGCCACCGCGTTCTCCACGGACGTGGCGGACCCGGCCAGGGCCGCGCCAGCCAGCAGCGCCCCCGACGCGCAGGGAATCACCAGCTTCCGCACCGGTCCGGTGCCGGCGATCACGTCCGCCTGGTACAGGTTCACCAGCAGCTCGGTGCGCGTCGGCCGGCCCGGCGGCGTCGACGTCGACCGCAGCCACACTCGATCCACCTGCTCCGTGGCGGTCCTGAACGTGTACCCGACCTCGCTGGCGGTGTCCAACACGAGCGGCGCCTTCACCATCGGTGCCCACTGCATGCCCAGCACGTACGGCCGGTCCGGGTTGTACTCGCCCATCAGATCGTCCTCACCGTCGTGGCCACCGACCGCCGGGCCAACGTCTCCAACACGCCGTCGCCGACAGCCCGACCGGTGTCCAGGGCTTCCTGCCAGGTCGGCACGACACCCTCGAACACGACGGAGATCGCGCCCCTGTCGAACGTGATCGGCGTACCGCCTCCACCCATCTCTCCGGCGAGCAGAGCCAGCAGCCCGGACTCCTCGGCGAGCTGCCGGGCCCGCCGGGGCCGGGTCAGCGGGATAACCACCTCGTCCCCGGCCTCACCGCCGACGAACAGCGTCGGCCGGCGCAGGATCGCCCCGTTCGCCAGCATCGGGATTCGCGGCAGCGAGCCGGGGAGCACCGCGTCGACCCGTGCGATGCCCGAGTTGATCGCCCCAATGATCTTGTTCAGCTGGTGCCTGATCGTGTCCGAAATCGCCGACGCGATGCTGCCCAGCGACGGCACCTTCCGCAGCCCGTCGACGAGCTTCCGCACCAGCCCCGACCCGGCGGACAGGAACCGGCTGGCGTAGCCGGAGATCCGCCCCGGGATGCCGGCGATGAACGTCACGATCGAGTTGAAGCCGTTCACCGCTGCGGTGCGGCCCGCCGACACCGCGCTGCTGAACGTCGACTGGAGCCGCGTCCCCAGGCTCGACAACGCCGACAGCACCCGACCGGGCAGCGCCGTCGCGTACGACACCAGCGAGTCCACGCCCCTCAGGAACGCCGCCGCCGCCAGAGTCGCCGCCTGCTGGATCAGGTCACGCAGCCGGCCCGGCAGCGACGACAGGAAGCCGATGATCTGCCCCGGCAGCACCGTCACCGCGTACAGGATCAGCCCGATTCCGATGCCCAGGGCTTCCAGCGCCCGCCCGGCCGCGTCCGTGAACAGATCCCACAGGATCTCCGGCAGCCTCGACAGGAACGAGCCGATCTTGCCGGGCAGCTCCGCGAACCACGTCCCGATCGACTCGAAGAAACGCTTCACGGCCTGCCACGCCGAGGAGAACGCGCCGCCGATCGCTGACCCGACACCCGCCCAATCGATCGCGCTCAACCACGCGGCCACCTTGCCCAGCCACTCGGCGACCCCGGACAGCGGGGACAGCAGCCACACCAGCGCCGACGCGAGCGCCGACACCAGCGGCGCAACCGCCTTCGCCGCGAGGAACCCCACCAGCGCCGCCGCGACCCGGATCAGCGGGGCGACCAGGGCGACCGCGACGACCGCGAGCTGCGCCACCAGCTCGATCAGCGGCGTAATAGCCAACAAGATGTCGACCAGCGGCGGCAGCAGCCCCACGATCGTCGGGATCAGCGGCATCAGCGCCGACACCAGCTGCACGATCAGCGGCCCCAGCGCGGTCAAGATCGGCGCGAGGGCGGACCCGAGGGCGGCGACCACCTTGCCGAGCGGCGGGCCCAGCTGCGTGAACAGGTCGGCCAGCAAGCCGGCGACCGGCGCGAGAACCGCGGTGAGGGTCTGCCCAATCTGGAGCAGCACCGGAGCCAACGCGCTGACGACCGGCGCGAGCATCGGCCCGAGCGCGTTGAGGACCGTCGCCAGCGGCCCAACCAGCATCGTGATCAGCTCGCCGATCACCGGCAGCAGCGGCGCCAGCGCGAGAGCGATCGACGCGATGACCTCACCGACCGGGCCCAGCACCGGCGCGAGCGCCTGAATACCGACGGACAAGGCCTCCATCACCGGGCCAACCGCACCGGCGATCGCCGCGAGCGCCGGCCCGAGGGCCGTGACGACAGCTTGCATCGCAGGCACGATGGCCTGCGCCATCGACCCGAGCGCCGGCACCACCGACTCACCGATGATCGACAGCAGGGTCGTGAACACCGGCGCAAGCCCGGCCGCGAGGGTGCCCAGCGTGTTGAACACCCCGAGCAGGGCGCTGCTGCCCTCCGCCGTGGCGAAGAACTCCCGCACCCGGCCCGTCACCTCGACCAGGCCGGCGAGCAACCCTCCGGTGCTCGCCTCCGCAGCGGCTTTCAGGACGCTGGTCAGGATCGAGCCGACGTTCGCCGTCAGCTTGCCCAGCTGCCCCATCACCACACCGGCGCGGTCGATCGCCGTCACGGCGGCGCCGCTCTCCGCCATAGCCGACAGCCACGTACCGAACCGGACCGCAGCATCACCGGCGAGTTCGGACACCCGGCCGATCGACGGCAACGCCACCGCGGTGATGTCCCGGAACCCGGCCAGCAGCGGCTTGATCGACGTGGCCAGGTTCCCCACCGACAGGCGGGCGGTGTCGAGAATCCCCGACAACGTCTGCACGGTGCTCGTCTCGCGGGAGAACTCCAGCACCGCCCGTGCTGCCCGCCCCCACTCGGCGGCCACGCCGGTCAGGCCGGTGCGCAGCGGCCCGGCGAGCACCGAAGCGGTCGCGGACAGCTGTCCCACCAGTTGCGAGGTGAACGCGTCCTGCGCGGCGACCCGCACGTCCGACAGTGCCGGGAGGATCGCCCGGAACTCCCGTACGAGTCGCTGTGCCTGCGGCGACAGGTCCTCCAGCGCCTTCTCGAACTTCGCGAGATCGTCCTCGCCTGCGGCGGCGAACGCTTCGCCGAGGCCGCGGGTGGCGACCATCAGCGCGCCGAGCGCGGCCCCGCCGACACCGGCCGCCGCCGGCAGGGCGTACAGGGCGCCGCCCACCGACGCCAGCGACCCCGCCAGGCCGATGATCTGACCGGACGCGGCAGCGGCGCTCGCGCCGATCGCCGCGATACCGCTGACCTTCAGGGCCTTCGTCAGCCCCGCTCGTAGTTGCGGCGCAAACCGCGACACGTCGCCGATGATCTCGATGTACGCCCGCCCCAGAGCCACATCCTCAGCGTAAGCCAACCCGCACGGTCACTATTAAGCATTGCGGCCGTATAGTTGTGATGGTCGTCCCCCGACAGCCGATCGACGCTGCCGGAAGGACAACCAGTGGACATCATCAGCCGCGCCGAATGGGGTGCCCGACCACCCGAAAGCCGCGACGTGACCACCTGGACAAAGCGAACCGCCTTCATGGGCCACTACTCGGCCGCCAGCGCCACTCAAACCCCCCGCCAAATCCAGGACTTCCACATGCGGAAGCGCGGATGGGCGGACATCGGCTACAACTTCCTCATCTCGTCGACCAGCGGCGTGATCTTCGAGGGCCGAGGTTGGCTGACCATCGGTGCGCACTGCGCCGGCCACAACACCCCGGCGATCGGCGTCTGCGTCATCGGCGCAGACAAGCCGGACGTGCAGGACGTCTCCGACGCCGCCCGCCGCTCCTTCAAGTGGCTCTACGAGGAAGCCAACCGGCGTAAGGGCGGCAAGCTGACGCTCCTCGGCCATCGCGACCGCGGTGCGACCGCCTGCCCCGGCGACGAAATCTACTCGTGGCTCAAGGCCGGTCTGCCCATAGTCGGGCAGCCGACACCCGCTCCGAAGCCGCCCGCCGGCAGCAAGCCCGCGCCCGGCACGTCGCTCGCGTTCCCCTTGCCCGCCGGTTGGTACTTCGGTCCGGCCTCCGGCCCCGACTACTCGGTGTCCGGCCTGTACGAACGCTACTTCCGCGGCCGCACGGACCGGGCCTGGCTCAAGGAATGGGCTATCCAGCTCGGCCGGCGCGGCTGGAACGTCGGCAAGGGCCGCCGCTGGCTCAGCCAGCACGGCAACGACGGCATCTACGGCCCCGAGTACCGCGCCTTGGCGCTAGCGTTCCAGCGCGACCAGCGTCTCCGCCAGGACACGCTAATCGGCGTCAACACCTGGACCGCCGCCTTCAACAACCCGGTCACCTGACCCGCCGCCGATGACGCCCGAAGTCATCTTCCTGCTGCTCGGCGGCGGGTCGGTCGTGGGCGTCGTCGTCGACCGTCTCGTGACGTGGCTGGTCGGCCGGCGCAAGGAACGCATCTCGCTGGCCGACCAGTCGACCCAGATGGCGGAACGTCTGCTGGTCCGCATGGACGCTCAGCTGGCCGGGGCCGAAACGAAGCTCCAGCTCGCCGAGACGCAGATGGCGGCCGCGAACCTGACCATCGCACAGCTCCGCGAGGAGCTGACCCGCACCAAGGGCGAGGTCGCCCAGCTACGCGCTGAGCTACGCAGCCGCCAAGACGTCTCCGCTGAGCGTGACCGGCTCCTGGTCGAGAACGCCCAGCTCAAAGCTCAGGTCATCTCACTCGGAGGACAACCGTGACTCACACGACCCAGACCCGCCACCCGTGGCGGGCGACCCTTCGCACGATCTTCGCCGCCGTCATCGGCCTGCTGTCTCTCCTGCCGACCATCGCACTCGCGGCCGGCGTCGACGACGTGCCGCTCATCGCCCAAGCCCTCGGCGTCGCCGCCGCGGTGACCCGGATCCTCGCGATCCCCGGCGTAGACGCCTGGCTCCGGCAGCACCTGCCGTGGCTTGCCAGCGCGCCTGCCGATGGGTAACCGCCCGTGGGCATCCAACCGGGAGACGTCGCTGCCGCGCACCACCGCCCGGAGCAGTCAGCGCCACGGACCCGAAGGCCCGAAGACAAAGGGGTGCCCGCGCATCAGTGGTCGCTTCCGGAGTTGGTGACGTTGCGTGATGGGCGTTGACGGGGGCCGGTCGTCTCCTCGGTTCCGGTCAGACGAGAAGGGTGCTTGGCTGACTGCCTCCAAGGGGTAGCAGCATGTAGCCTGGCACAACGAATCACGATAGACGGGAGCAGTGATGCCCGAGGACGGCCTCGCAAGCGTCTTCGAGGAACGGGCTGAGTATCTTTCGGAAGAAGACCTACGAGCATGGACCCAACGAACTCCACGAGATTCCGAGATACTGTCCCGGCTTATAGGTCCGGGCCCAAAGCTACTCACTGGTCCACGCGGTTCCGGCAAGTCAACCTACTTGCGGCTAGCATACTTCAAGATGCTTGAAGAAGGCCAAGTACTTCCCATATATGTCAATTACGGCAAATCGCTCGCCCTGGAGCCATTGTTTCACCAGAAGGCCAACGCCTTGGCACTCTTTAGGCAGTGGGTCCTGGCAAAGATTATCGCGGGTGTTCCTCGATTCGCAAGAGAGTCACTGGCGGGCACTCCGTTCGATCAGACTCGCGAGATTGCAAACCGGCAAATCCGCAGCCTTGAAGCAGGCCAGGCACCCAACTCTCTAGAGTTCTCCTTATCTCCGTCCGAATTGGTTGACTCTCTTGAGGAGTGGGCGGCTGCGGCTGGTCGCCGGCGAGTTGTACTCCTGCTCGACGATGCGGCCCACGCTTTCTCGTCAGACCAGCAGCGGGAGTTCTTCGGCATCTACAGAGACTTGCGCAGCCGCTACGTGGCACCCAAGGCCGCCGTGTATCCCGGAGTAACAACCTATACTCCCACCTTTCACATCGGCCACGATGCCGAAATGGTTGAGGCATGGATGCGGCCGGATGACGATGAGTACCTTCCTGTAATGCGAGGGATTGCTGAACGGCGCCTACCCGAGGCGATGCGTAAGCGTCTTGAAGGTCGCGAAGAGTTGCTAGACCTCCTAGCCTTGGCGAGCTTTGGCCTGCCACGGGGCTTCATTCTGATGCTCTCAAGCCTTCTAGGCGTGGAGGAGGCAGCATCGCCACGCATCACGCGATCGCGCGCCGATGCGGCTATCAGCGAATATGCCTCTAACACGAGGGACGTGTTCAAGGCGCTAGCAGTGAAGTTGCCAAGATTCAAAAACTTTGTTGAACTCGGGATGCAGCTTCAATCATCGATGATTGCTTCCCTGCAGCGGTATAACCGGGGCAGGGCGGCCGAACCGGTTCGAGCCACGATCGTAGCAATAGGGGAGCCCGTCGAGGAAGAACTGAAGCGTATCCTCGCCCTGTTGGAATACGCGGGGATCATACGTCGAATGGGTAGCGTTAGTCGTGGCGAGCAGGGTTCGTTTGAGCGCTACTGGGTCCACCATGCACTACTACTTTCCGAGAACGGCCTTGCGCTCGGCCGGAATCCGTCGACAGCCTCCGCCCTTCGAGCACTTACTGGCAGAAACGCTCAGCTTTATCCGCGAACTAAGGGAGCCCAGCTCCTCGGCCCTGACTTCCGCGAGCGATGCACACTGGACCTTCCGCCGTGCGGTGCATGTGGTGAGCCCCGCCTCTCCGCCGAGGCTCGCTATTGCATGAAATGTGGTTCCAGGCTGACCGAGGCTTCTATATACAAGGAACTCTTGAGCGCAACGATTGACGCGTTACCAATTACACCGAACAAGATTGACAGCATCCTTGTCGGGACGAACCTACGGACAGTGCAAGACATTCTTTTGGACGACGAGGCAACTCAGCTGCGGTCTGTCCCGTACATCGGCCCCGTTTGGGCTGAACGAATCCGGAGGGCCGCCGAGGAGTTCGTGTATGTCTGAGCCGGCTTGGATAAGAGTATCGCAAGCAGGGGTTCCCGCAAATCTCCGCACAGAGAACCTAATCCAAACCTGGACCCCGTCACTTCGGTCGCCGATAGACGAATTCTTAGATGATCTCCGAGTTGTTGTAACCTCTGCCACGCCCATCCTGATCGAACGCGACCCACGAGCGGCGTCGATGCTCGTGGTTCGCGTTATTGGCAGCGTTGAGAGCTACATCAGGTCCGTCCTATCACGCGCAGCCTGCATCTGCCCTCGCGCCCAGGGCGTCAGCGATTCCAGTCAGGTTACTCTGTTCGCCGCGCGTCGCTACGAAGGAGACTTTCTTGCACTCACCGTGCTCGAAGGGAGCAGTTTGGCAGATGCAGGTGAGATCAAGAAGCGAACGAGGACGATGCTCGGCATCGAGATCAGGAATGGATCCGACCTCGACGAAGCTCTACACGAATTCTCGAAGGCGTGCCACTTTCGCCACGCCGTCGCCCATGCTGCTGGCATACTAAGTGCTCGGAATATGCTTGCCTTAGGCGTTGAGCCACCAAGCCAGCCACAGCAGTTCGCGATGACGGTCGCTGGGATCCAGGAAATATCGGCAGTATGCGAAACGATCGTTCGGACCTACAATCGCTACATTTTCCAGCGACTTGTTGAAGGCTGGCTGGGAGATGGCAGTCTAATCGGCACATGGGAAGACGATCAAAGGATATTCGAGCCAATATTTTCACTCTTCCATTCCGCCACCGACAACAGTGTTCAGATGAACCCGGCAGATATTTGGCGCGAGGTGATGAGAATTTCGTAAACAGTTGTTTCCTTGGCAAGGCTACAGGCCCGATCGCCGTAGACCGAATCTCGCATGCCGAGGACGACTCGCGTGCACAACGCTCTGAGCCCGGCCGACATCAGCTAAAACAAGCGGACGGAGCGCCCTTGCTCGTAAATTCACATCACTGCGGTCCGGTGCAAATACGGCCCCTCCGCTACGACGAAGCTCGCCTGCGCCATTAAAGCCACAGTCCAATCGCCGTAATCAACGGGTAGCGCCTCCCCTGCTCCGAATTTCATCCTGCCCCCGTACCGTCCGCCGCATCCCGCCCAACGCCCGGCTAAACGAGCCGTCCGTCTCGTCGTCCGACCATTCTTCGCGGCCATCCAGGTCGGCACCGGCGGGTGACGTCTCCAACGTCTGGCGAAACTTTGCCACGTCTTTCTCGGTGCCGCCCTCCACCCACCAGGCGTAGATCACGTCCAGCAGCGACGGCAGCGGCAGGTCCAACGGCTCCCGGCCGGTGCGCAGCAGCATCGTGCCGTGGAACTCGGGCCAGCGTTTGACCGCCAGGGTCAGGAGGCGCTGCCCGACCCAGTAGGGCGGCCGGACCACTCCTCACACACGTACTCGAAGATCCCCATGGCGTCGGCGAAGTCGAAGCTGTCCGTCGTGTTCAGCAGCCGGCGCCGGAACACCACCAGGCTGGCCGGGTCGAGGGTCTGCTCGAAGAAGTCGAGTACCGCCGCCACCTGGTCCGCGTCGGTACGGCTCGATGACGCCGCCGCCATCAGGTACGCCAGCTGGGCGTCCTTCGGCGCCCGGCAGACCATCTCCACCGTGTCCAGCTTGAACGTCACATCCGGCAGCTTCTTGCCATCGCCGGCCGCCTGCGCCGTCTTGGCGCTGGTCGTGAACTCCCTCATCGTGTCCTCCCCTATCTGCGGACGAGCCGGAACCCCTCCTGGCGCGCCACGTCTTCCATTGCCTCTCGCAGCCACGGCTGCGCCTTGGTGCCCGGGTGGTTCACCAGGCTGGTGAACACCACCTGGCCGCCTGTCACAAACCGCAGCACCCCACCCGTCCGCCGGGGGCGGATCACATGCGCTGCGGTGCCGTCGTGCACGGCCGCCGCGTACTCGACCGTGTTCTCGACGAACCCGTACACCCGGCCGACGCGCACCCCAACCTCTTCGCGGTGCGCCGTCCGCAACCGCCCGGTGTCCACCGGGCAGGTCAGCACCGCCCTGGTTCGCACCCGCCTCGCCACGCTTCCGATGAACCGCACCACCGGGCCGACCGGCCCGTACAGCAACCGCCGGATCTCCCCCGCGTTCAGGTCGATCCGCACATCGGTCCGCACCGCCATCAGCGCCGCCGCGACCGTCTCGCCGGCAGCGGCTCACCGTCGCCGGCCGGCGGCTCGTCACCGTCGTCGGCCGCCGGGCCCGACGGAGCGTCCTCGATGGCAGCCAACGGGCCCGCCGGAGGCTCGCCGCTGTCCAGGACCTCGTACCGGCCGGCGTCGACCAACTTCGCCAGCTGCGGCGTCCACTCCACCCCGTGGCGCACCTGCCTGTCGGCGACGCCGGGCATCGCCGTCAACGCCCGCACCGTCACCGTCTGCCCGTCCCGCATCGGCTACGTCTCCTCACACACGCAGATGTTCGTCATCACCGCGACCAGCACCTCCTGGCCGACGCAGCCGCCGGACGGGCCGACGCTGGACTGCTCACCGATCCACACCGACTCGACCTGCGCGCCGTTCTGCAGCTCGCACAGCACCGTCCGGCGGATCCGGCCGGCGTCGTCCGCGAGCTCACCGGCCGACCGTTCCAGGTCCGCTCCGGTCGGCGGGTTCCCGCCGTCGTCGATGGTGGGCGCGCACCGGGCGGTGCCTACGCCCAGCTCCACCGCCCAGAACGCGCCCGGGTCCGCGCCGTCGTCGAGCGGCGTGCCCCGCCCGCCAGGGAACTCGCCGGGCAGCACCGGGTAGGTGCGTACGATCCGCACCCACGCCTGCCCGTCGCAGCACGAGTCGATGGCCACATCACGGCCCGGCACCACCGCACACACCGCCGGGGGGCCACCGAGCGCGTCGGTCAGCGCCTCGTCGACGAGGGCCCGTAGCCGCACCGCGACCGGCCACGCCACCTCGTCGGCGACGATCAGCTCCGGGAGCGTCACGACGTTCGTCTCCTGCCCCTGTCCAGGTCCGGCGACCACACCACCGAGTCACGAGGCAGCCGGTGCGGGTTCACGATCCGCAGCCACTGGTCAACCTCCGGCAGACCGGTCATGCCGTCCCTCAACAGCTGCGACGGGTCTACGAACGTGGCCTGTACGCCTTGCCGCACCACCGACTGCACCCGCCTCGGCAGCCGGCAGGTGCTGTCGTTCGTCAACGCCTTCGCCACCTCGCAGGCGTACTGTCCGGCGGCGATCCGGCCGCCCGGCGGCACCGGAACACCACGGCGGTACGTGACCGCCCACGCGCCGGGCTCGTCGTGGCCGAGCCTCAAGTCCTGCGTCCACGGCCAACCCTCACCGTCGACGCGTACCAGCCACCGCCGGTCCTGCACCACGTACGCCTCGGCAGGCACCACCTCGCCGTCCACGACCACCCGGGTGACGTCGTTGACCGGGCCGGGCAGCGAAAGCTCAGCCGCCGACGGCACACACTCGCAGCTGCCGGCCCCGACGCAGCCGCACCAGGTCACCGCCAGGCTGCCGTACGGCATCGTCAGCCACGGCTCCCGCCGCAGCCACGCGTCGTAGGTACCGCGCCGGCACGGCCGCACCGTCGATGGGCACAGCCCGTACCGGCGGCCGGACAGCGACCACAGCACCTCCGTGGCGAGGTCCGCAGCTGCCGTCCGGGCCGCCTCGTCGATCGTGTCCCAGCCCTTGCAGTACGCCGTGTTCAGCGTCCACTCGCACGGGCCGGTCCGCGCCGGCTGCGTCACCGCAGCCTCAGGTGGCCGGAGCGACGAACGACAGGAACCGCTGCGCTCCCGACGCCGTATGCGTCACCGTCACCAGGTACGTTCCCGGGCTCGCGTACTGATGGCTCACCGACGCCGCCTCAGCTGGCCCCGCCGCCGAGGTGCCGTCACCCCAATCCACCGTGTACTCGGCGCCGGGTGGGCCCGGCACCCACGTCGCGGTGAACTCGGCGGTCATGTTCGTCTCGTCGCTGTCGTCGGCGGCCACGGTGCCGTCCGGTGGCCGCGGCGTCAGCCCGCACGTCGGTGCCGGCGGCGGCAGCAGCGTCCAGTCGAGGTGCAGCAGGTCGTCGTCGCCCATCGGGTCGGTCAGCGGCGCGACACCCGTCGTCCGCAGGTACACGTCGTACGGGCCGACACCCCACTCCGGGTTCTCGATCGCCTTGCCGGTCAGCGTGAAGTTCGCCGCCCCGTTCTCAATCGTGAAGTCCCCGATCATCCCGTCGATGATCTGCGGCAGCAGGAAGTACCCGAACCGTGGCCGGGCCATCGTGCCGCACCGCTTGAGCTGGGTACCCGACCACACCTCCAACGCCACCGCCGAGTCGAGGTTCAACCGGCTGGTGATCCGCAGGCCGGTGGCGGTGCCGTCCTCGTCGAGCAGCACCGGCTGCCCCGTGAACAGCGTGTACAGCTCCGGGTCGACCCGACCGCACGTGACGGTCACGTTGTACAGCTTGATCCGCCGCCGAGCCGGCTCGTACACCAGCCGGTCGCCGTTGGCGTCTTTCTGGTCGATCTCCTCGCCGTCGTCGACCTCGGCGGCGTACTCGACCGAGATGAAGCCCTTCGACGTGACGTGGACCGGCCAGCCTCCGGCGCCCAGGATCGGGTCGCCGCACACCCCGAGCTTGGTGGCCCGGAGCATCTTTCCCTTCACGGGGGTGTCGCACACCGCGGACATCGGCACATCCTCAGCAGGAGAGTCCCATGCCCGGCCCGCAGCCAGCGGCGTATACCCCGCCAGCGTAGCCGAGAGGGCGCCGGCCCTGGGTGGGACACAGCGCCCTCGTCAACGAGCTGTCAGCCGCACTACCGGGGTGCCGCCGGGTGAGTGCCGAGCACCAGGTCCCGCACCAGGGCCTCGATCTGCTCTGCCTGCCCGTGCGGCACCCGGAACGAGATCGTCGTCGCGCCGGCCACCACCGCGACCGCAGTGTGCAGTCCGTCGCGCTGCGCGGCCACCGACTGCACCGCCCGCATGGCGAGCATCTGCCGGCCCTGCTCCTTGAACCGGGGCCGGCACGCTCGGAACAGCAGCGTGATCCCGACCGTGTAGACCGCGAGGATCACCAGCAGTACGTTCGCCACCTTCGTGCGGCCGGGCTGGCTCCACTCGATCCGGTCGGGCCATACCACGACCCGCGCGTTCCGTCCGGCTACGTGGCTCTCGAACCGCGCCAACGGCTCCATCATGGTCGCTCCACAGTGAACGGGGCCACACCCTGGCTGGGTGCGGCCCCGATCCTAGACCGACTGGCACAGTGCCAGCCGTCCCATCAGGTCAGCTGACGGCCGTCGATCACCTTCACCGTCGCGCCGATCTCCGCGAGTTTCGCCCGCACGTGCTCGGCCACCTCGTCCCACGCTTCGCCCGTCAACACCGTGGCGGTACGCCGCCCGTCCTTGATCGCGGTCACCATCACCGCCGAGTCGACGTCGAGTGCCCGGCCCGTCCGCTCGCACGTGATCCGCCGCTGCACCGCGTACAGCAGCGTCTCCCGGTCCAGGTGCCGGTTCCGCTCTTCCTCGTTATCCGCCATCAAGGCCCTGAGCACGTTGTTCATCAGTGCCTCACCGGGGTCAACCACGGGCCGAGCGGCTTGTTCGACCGCGCCCGGCAGCCCACGCACAGCGGCTGCACGTCCACACCCGCCGCCACGTCGACGCGCACCGGCGTCGTCGAGGGGCACCCGGCGCAGCGCAGCTGGAGAGTCCGCTCCACACGCAGGCCCATCAGCAGCATCCCGCGCGGCACGAGGGTTTCCCTCGGCTGCCCGCCGCCAACCGGCATGATCACCAGGTTGACCGTCGTCGGGAAGTCCCCCACGGACTGCACGTCGGCGATCTCAACCAGCCTCCCGAACAGCAGCACCTGGTCGCGGCGGACCAACTCCTCGGTCCGGATCGGCTGGCCCTGCCTCGGCCTCGGCCTCGGCATCGGCTTCTCGTTCGACTCGCTCATGCTGCCTTGTCCTCTCCTTGGTCCAGCCAGCACCAGCGGGCCTCCACGTCGACCACCAACTGCTCCGTCATCCCGGCCCACACGTCGGCCGGCAGCGTCGCCAGGTGGTGCCACCGGCCGCCCCGGGCCGCGTAGACGTGCAGTGCCCCCATCTCGTGCTCCCACAGGTAGGCCCACCCGTCGTCGGTGGGCGTGCCGCCGCCCAGGTCCCCCGCCAAGGCCGGGCCGGGCTCGCTCGTGTTCGCCGCGAGCCCCAGGCCGCGCACGTACGCCCACTCGGGGCGACGCTCGGCGACGGCCTGCTCCGGCCACGGCTTGTACGCCAGCACCGACCAGTCGCGGCCCAACAGCGCCTCGACCATCGCGGCCGTGTCCCGCCGGAACTTCGCTGCCCAGATCACCCGCATCTGGGCGAGGGTTCCGCTGGGCTGGCCCTCCAGGGCGACCCGCCGGGCCTGGAACCGTCGGGCTCCGGGCTCGAACTTCCCGACCAGCGCGTTCACTGCGCGGTCACCTCCTTCATGCGTTCCCGCACGGCGTCCATGTACATCCGGAAGTCGGCCGCTCTCCACTGCGCCGAGTAGCCGGCCTTCTGGACCGACAGCACCTCGTCGAGGGGCAGCGTCGGCAGCTCGTGCACCGACCAGCACGCCCACGACCGCCACCGCTTCGGCCCGCGCTCGGGGAGCACCCCGAGGTAGACGTGCAGCCGGTGACCGCCGAACAGGTACGCCCACTCCCGGTCGTACGCGTTTTCGGTCGCGATGTGGCCGCGCAGCGGCTCTTCGTCGTTGGGGCTCGGCACACCGACCAGAGGCCCGGCGTCGCCGGTTCCCGGCAGGGTGTAGAGCCGCGACCAGTCGGTGCGCATCAGCTCGTCGACGGCCGCCTGCACGTCGTGCGCCATCAGGTCGTGCACCAGCACGGACAGGGCGGGCACGATCATCGTCGGGCACGCGTCGTGCTGGACATGCCGCGCCTGGTAGAAGCCGTCGGCACCTTCGGTGCCGACCAGCGCGCGTAGACCCACGTCAACCTCCACGTGAACTGGGTCTTGCTCGGACAGATACCTTGCCGCTGTCCGGCCGCAATCGTCAATAGCGGCCGGACAGCTAGAGCCCGGCTAGGGACTCCGCACCGGGGCCGGGCGACCAGCCCGACCCCGTCTACGCAGCCACTAGGCGCGCTGCGGGACCGTCACCACACCGATCCACTCACCCCACCCCTGCGCCGGGTCCGCGTCCGACTTCCGGTGCACCGCCACGGCTGGGCCACGCACGTCGAAGCCCTCGCGCAGCAGCACCTCGACCGCCCGGCGCATTTCCTCCACGCCGTTGTCCTCGCTGCGCAGCTCGATCACCGCCTGCGACACCACCATCGGTCGCGCGTCGCACTCGTCGGCCGGCTCGCCAGCGTGCACGCAGCGCGGGGCGTGCGGGTCCGCAATGTGCTCGCGGCAGTGCACGCACCGGTCCTCGCCGTCGTAGCAGGCACCGTTCGGCCCGCACTCCGCGACCCGCAGGCCGCGCTTGATGCTGTGCTTGCCCATGTTGACCTCCACGTGAACTGGGCAGTTCTCCTCACTCGTACGGCCACCTTTGTAGTTGGCGGCCGTACAGGTCGAAGCCCGGCTAAGGGCTCCACACCGGGGCCAGGCACCGCCCGGCCCCGCCTACGCAGCCACCAGACGGCCGCTACGCCGCCCTGGCCACGCCCTCGAACTCGGCCGGGCCGTGCTCCTTCTTCCGCCACACGCCGGCCCTGTCGCGGTGCAGCTCGAAGCCGGCCTGCTCCAGGACTGCGAGGATCTGGCTGGCGGTGGCCATGCCGTCGACCGCGCGCACCTCGACGTGCACCTCGAACGCCTCGGCGGGCCTTGCGTCGCTCATCTCGACCTCCACGTTGGGGACTGCATTGCGTACATATACATTGTATGCGATCGAACCTCACGCGCACATAGAATATGTACACACGAGGCTGTGTAGCGGGTCACACAAGCGCAGGTCAGAACAGGCGCCCCTGCCGGTACGCCGCCTCAGCGTCGAACGTGGACGAGGCCGGCGGCGACGGCGGGGGCGAGGGCTGCCGAGGTGCCGACTTCGGCACCGCCTTCCGCATGTGCCGATCCAGCGCACTTTCCGGCGTCGGCAGCTCCAGCAAATCCCGCACCGCACGGATCTGCTGGGCCAGCTGCCAGGCCCGCCGCATCTCATCGATGGCGATCTGCCGGGTCCGCAGGGCCTCGTGCATCCACGCTTCCAGCAGCCCGTCACCGCAGCCGACGACCACCCGCCAGCCCAACCCCCACAGGTGCATGTTCACCGCGCACAGCGCCGCCGCGAGGGGATCCAGGTCGTTCGCCCACCACTCGCACGTCGCCGGGTCGAAGCCCTTCTCCCGCATGGCCCGGGCCGCGCCGAGGAACATCGTGCCCGTGCCGGCGCACGGCTCCAGGACCCGCTGGCCCTCCTCCGGCCCCGCCATCTGGCCGATCAACTCTGTCACGTCGACCGGCGTCAGGAACTGGCCGATGCCCTTCCGCCCGCCGTGGCTCTTCATCTGCTGGAGTAGCGTCCCCAGCAGGTCGTAGTCACCCCACCCGTCCGGCCCGAACCGGCCGAGCACTCCGCGCCGCAGCGCCGCCTGGCCAACGGCGTGCACGGCGCGCTTCGTCGTCTCATCCGGCTCATCCTCGGTCCACTTCCACAGGTGCATGGTCCGCGGGTTCAGGTCGGGCCTCAGCGCCGCGAACTCACACCACAACCGCTGCATCAGCAGCCAGAAGCCCTCGTGGTCCAGGCGCTCCGCCATCTCGCCCACTCGGGCGAGATGGTCGGGGTCCGGCGCCTCTCGCGCCAGGATCGCCAGAACAGCCACCACCGACATCGGCACCTCGACACGGGAGCCGCCATACCGGCTGTGCCATGCCTGGTCGACCGCCTCCGCGATACCCCGCGCGTGCTCTCGCGGGTCTGACGGCACGGCGTTCGCGCGCCACGCCACCGTTGTTGACGTCATCTCTCCTCCACGTGAACGCCGCCGGCTCTTCCGCCGGCGGGAACGGCAGCGCCCCCGCAGCCAGGGCGGCTGCGGGGGCGCTCGGTGCGGCTCAGCGCAGCCGCAGCACCTGCATCTCGGGCACGCCCACCACCGTGGGGTGCGACAGGTCGTAGAAGTTCAGCCGAACGTTGCCGCCCAGGTCCTGGACCACCGCCACGGCGTGCGCGTCGGCGTACACCTCGGTCCAGTCGACGCGCGGCACGCTGTCGCGGCGGCGTTCGCCCAGGGCCGCCAGGTCGAACGACACGACGTCGCCGTCCTCCACCTCGGACAGCGCGACCGGCTTCCACTGGTCGGCGGTCGGAATCTGCTCGAACAGCTCAGCTCGCATGGTCGCGGCCATCTCGTTTCCCTCTCGTCTCTCTCGCTCGGTCAGCAGCAGGTGCCGCACGTGCCCGACGTCGGCAGCTAGCAAGAGCGCGCCGGCCGGGAAGCCCCGGCCGGCGCGCGCCGGTTTACTCAGCTCGCCCGGTGGGCCTTCACGGCCTGCGCGACGAGCGCGAGGGCCGTCCGCCGCTCGGCCACCTTCATCAGCGCCGCGTCCACCACCGCCGCCTTGTCGGTCACGGCGGCCAGCAGGTCGCCGCGCACCGACGTCCGCAGGTCACCCGCCGTCGCGACCGCCACGGCGCTCGCGGTCGCCTCGGTCAGCCCGGCGGCCTGCCGCTCCAGCTCCCGCTCGGCCTCGACCAGCCGCACGGTCAGCTGGAGGATCATGCCGCACCGCTCGGCGCCCTCAGCCTCGACACCGAACTCCTTGAGCAGCTCGTTGATCCGGTTCTCCATCTCGGTCCCTCCTAGCGGGATGGCGCGTTTCGTACATATTCATTGTATGCTTCAAGCACTCTCCACGTACATATTTTTTGTACGAAGGGGGTGTGGAGCGAGTCACACAACAACGCCGCCCCGCCCGGTCCACGGGGAAGGGACCAGACGGGGCGGCGCAGCCCGAGGCGTTGGGGTCAGCCGGTCAGCGGCTCCGCGATGACCGCGACCGGACCGCCTTGCTCGGCGGCTGGGACGCACCGCTGGCCGGCTCGGCGTCCATCTCGGATCCATCGGCCCGGGCGACGACCGACGCGCTCTCCTCACCGACCTCAAGCGGCGCACTCTCTCCGCCGACCTCAGCCGACGTGTTTTCCTCGCCTCCCTCGGCCGCCACGTTCAGACTCGGCTGCACCACCCGGCTATCGCCGGTGCCGAGAACCGCGTCCGCGATGTCGTCCGGCACCTCGAACGCCAGGCTCAACGCCCCGTCCGTGTTCGTCCGTACCTCGTGGTGCCGCTCCGGGCCGGCCAGGTCGAGCAGCTGCCGCGCCAGCCGCCCAGCGTCCTTTCGGTCCGTCGGGTAGATCAGCGTCATCTCTCCTCCTACGCCGGCACACCCGGCAGCTTGACCTTCACCGCCGCCACCGTGCAGCCCCACCCCACCGTGTAGAACCGCTCAGCAACCGCGAACACCTCGTTGCTTGTACGGTCCAGGGCCTCCGGAAGCCTCGGCAGGAACACCGCCGACCTGCGCACCATCACCGGCCCCGTCGCGTACAACCACGCTTCGTCCGCGTCCGGCACGTCGCCGTCCGGCCCGATGCCGGTCGTCTGCACGAAGGCCACCGGGTTACCCAACGGCGCGACGAGCCGCGGCCCCTCCAGGCGGGTCAACTGCTTCGACACACACCATCCGGCCGTCCACCGCGGAGCCCACAGCACGCCGAGCACCCCCGCCGCCTGGGCCAGGTGCGACTCCAGCAGGCCGACGCCCGTCTCCAGAGCGACCGGCGCCGCGTCGGAGCCAGCGAGCACCGGCGTGCTGGCCGCCGCCAGGTGCGGCGTTGTGCCTTCATCGCCGCTCCACACGTAGTGCTCCAGCGACTGCTGCTCGACCAGGCCCATCGCGCGCCGGGCCCGGTCCAGCAGGTCCGGCCTGCCCGGCAACACTCCGGTCAGACCCGTGTACAGACGGATCACCTGGGACTGCGCCAGCGGTACCCCGTCGGGTAGTTCCATCGCCGCCCGGTTCGGCTCGGACGCCGCCGCCGTGTTCGTCGGCGCAGGCGCATCGACGCACTGCGGTTCCCACTCCACCCCGGCATGGAACTCGCGTTGGTCCGCTGGGTCGACCACGGCCGCCGCCGAGAACAGGCCGTACCGGTACGGCATCGCCGTAGGGGCATCGACGTATACAAAGGGCTGAGTCACCCGCCACCTCCCTGTGAAACTGGCGGCCGCACCGGTAGGGCGCGGTCCCCGTCTACGGGTTGCTCAGTCCTCGGACGCCGCGCAGGAGAACGCGACGGTCTGCCCGGTGACACCGGCCGGGCACAGCGGCACGGTGAGCTTGTACGACACGTAGCACCGCTTCACCAGCAGCGTCGCCTGCTCCGTGAACAGCGCGATGTACTCGTTGTCCTTCAGCTTCATGCTGTCGTAGACGGCCGACAGGTCGATGATCGGTTTCGTGCCCTTCACCCAGGTACCGGGCGCGTAGATCAGGAAGTCGACCGCGCCCGGCCACTGGCCCGGCGCGGTGGCCCCGCCGAATCCGGCACCGCCCGCGTTGACGTAGCCGTCCTGCCAGTCGTAGATGAACTGCGGACGCAGGTGCCTCCGCGTGAACCATGCGGTGATCTGCTCGTCGGTCACGTCGAAGTAGTTCACCCCCGCCCGGCGCGCCATGTCGGCCCGGATCCAGTCGAGCAACCACAGCGGCGCGACGCACTCCAGCAGGGCCCGCCGGCTCATCCGGTACCGGTACCGGTAGTCGGTCGCCGCGAGCGACAGCGCACCAAGCACCGCGGTGGTCGTCTCGTCGCCGCCGATGTCGCCGCCCAGGGTGAGCGTGAACTGCGTCGACTGGGATGGCGCGGTGGCCATCCGCTGCACCATCCGCGCGTTGATCTTGTGCTCGTGGGCGGTCATGGCCCGCCGCACCACATCACGGGTCAGCTCCGGCCACACCGCGTTCTGCACGATGTCCTGCTCGATCTGCACCCCGTCGACTTCAAGACGCGTCTCCATGAACTCGACCGTCGGCACCCGGTAGCTCAGCTTCTCCGTACCGGCAATCGAGTCGGCTTCCGTCTGCACGAACCCGGTCGCCGAGTACAGGGTGGCGAAGTCAAGGTTCGCCGGCACCTTGATGCCGCCGCCGCGCGGGATCGAGATACCCGGCAGGTCGAGGATCCCCTCGGTCGTTTCCAGCCCCTCGCACAGCTCCCACAACGTCTCCGATGGCGCACCCCAACCACCTGCCGCAACGAGGTTCCCGCCGGTCAGGCGCGACTCGCTGCCGGCCAGGTCGATCAGTCCCAGGTCGACCAGGCCGCTGCCCCCAGCCACTAGGGCCTGGTCGACCGGCAGCTCCACCCGAGCCACGTTCTGCTTGATGCGCGTCTGCACCTGCGACCCCACGCCACGTGGGAACCCCGCGAACTTGTCATCGAATGCCGCCGCGACCTCGGTCACCGACGAGAACACGTGCCCGTGCGGCACGTTCGGCACATCCGCCGCCGCCTTGATGATCGCCGATCGGCCGCCCTGCGTCACCCTCGGCTTCGGCTGCCGGCGGGCCGCCCGCCGCGCCAGCGACGCCACGACCGGCGTCGGCTCCGGTACAGGTTGCTCCTCGACGGGCGTCTCCCCGACCGGGCTGCCCTCGGCCTCGTCTTCGCCTTCACTCGATTCCCCGTCGCTGTCGTCGCCCTCGGGCTCATCCGCGTTGCCGTGCACGGCGGCGTCCAGGTCGTCCAGCTCCGACGCGACGGCCGCCGCGTCCTGCTCGATCTGCTCCTGCCGGGCGCGTACCGACGTGACGAACGTGGCCAGCTCCCTCAACTGGGCTAATCCGGCGGCGTCAAGGTCCGGGGCGTCGCGGAGAGCGTCGAACGCGGCTACCGCTTCAGTCTCCAAGCGGTCCAGCGCATCGAGGTCGAACCCGTCCAGGCTCGAAGGGATCTCAAACTCCAC